ATTTTTGAAACACGGCTAGGTATGGCCTGATCTCCATACTGAAAAGGGTTCCCACTTTTTCCCCTGCCGAGGTTTCTTTCTGTTTCTAAGTGGCTTTTAAAGTGGAAAAAATTATGCTTTTACAGCCAAAAAACTGGGCCGTCTTTCAACATTACAAAGACCGCTGCCCCCCATGGATAAAACTACATCGTGATCTGCTTAACGACAGGTCTTTTATGCGCTTGCCTATTGCAAGCAAAGCGATAGCACCTATGCTCTGGTTGCTTGCAAGTGAGTCAAAAGATGGTGTTTTTGATGGCTCACTAGATGAGCTAGTGTTCCGACTACACATCACACCTAAAGAATATCAAGATGGAGTTAAGCCATTGATTGATAACGACTTTTTCATACTTGTCAGCGGTGTGATAGCAGAGTGCAAGCAAGTTGCTATCCCAGAGACAGAGGGAGAGACAGAGACAGAGACAAAGAGAGAGAAGAATAAGCGCGGCTCACGCCTCGCCCAAGATCTTTTCTTTCCAAAAGAATGGTGTGATTTTCTTGTTGAGCAAAGACCAGAATTAAATGCACAGCAAACCTTTGAAAAGTTTAAGGACTATTGGATAGCCCAAGCGGGTCAGAAAGGTGTCAAGCTAGATTGGTTTGCAACATGGCGTAATTGGGTGCGAAACACAAATGCACCAAAGTTAAACCCTACCGACATTGGTAGGCTCACAGTTCCACCATCAAATGAGCCTGACCCTCAACTTTTAAAGATTAAGGCTGATGACAAAAAAGCAGTCCCACCATCTTTGGAAGTGTTGGCTAAGATGGCTGAGTTAAGGAGAAAAGCATGAAATTTTTAAAAGCAGAACCAGTTGAGTTTTATGTATCAGACAGTGGTTATCTGGTTTTCAAAAACTACACAATCACAATTATTTTGACTCCACAACAAAGTAGGATTTTGCAAAAACAACTTCCAGACTTAATTGCAGAGCAAAACCAATTGTGGACAGGAATTGACACAGAATGAAAGTTTTGCCAATAAACAACTTTGAAGTAGAGCCTTGGCTACTTGAAAAACACTATGCCAAGCGGATGCCTCAAATTATGTTTTCGTTTGGCTTGTACAAAGATGATGTGCTTGTTGGTGTTGTAACCTATGGGATACCCGCTTCACCACCACTTTGCATGGGAATCTGTGGGAAAGAGTACTCAGACAAGGTTTTAGAGCTAAACCGAGTCTGTTTACTGGACAACCATAAAAACGAAGCATCATTTCTTGTTGCGAACTCGATCAAGTTATTGCCAAAACCGATGATTATTGTTTCGTTTGCAGACACAAGTAAGGGCCATGTTGGGTATGTTTACCAAGCCACCAACTTCCTTTACACGGGTTTATCTGCCAACAGAATTGATTGGACAATCAAGGGACAGGAACATAAACACGCTAAAACTATTGGCGATGGTTTGACATTAGCTGAGATAAAAGAGCTTCATGGTGATGATTTTTACTACGTTGAACGCTCAAGAAAGCATCGTTACATCTTGTTTCATGGATCAAAGACTGACAAAAAAGTTATGCGGTCCAAGTTGAAATACGAAGTTATGGCCTACCCAAAGGGTGACTCTCAAAGATACGACTCTGGAACTACTGTAAAAACACAACAACTTTTATTCGCATGAACTACTTTGACGCAATGAGATTACTGGATAAGGTAAAGGATGGTGTTCCTTATCCTCTGCACCTGATAAACAAAGCATTGGAGCTTACAGGTGACTTGGAGTAGAAGAAACATTCAAGGCCCAAGTGATAGGGTAGTTCTTGAGCAAGCAGAAGCTCGAGAACTCTATCGAAATTGGGAGTGGAGTAAGAATCGTGACTTGATTCGTGCAAGGCTTGAGAGAGCAGAACGAATCTACGGATCAGGTGCTAGAGACAGAATTCGTGAATACATGAATAAAATTAAAGATGGGATGCTTGAATGACTAAAGACGAATTAAACGAATTGTTTGAATACAAAGATGGTGTTTTGTATTGGAAGATTAATAAATCAAATGTAAAAAAAGATTCTGTTGCGGGAAACCAAAGACAAGATGGATATATTGATATTGGAATTAATGGGAAATTGGTTCGTGCTCATAGATTGATTTGGTTAATGCACTATGGATATATGCCAGAGTTCCTTGACCACATAAATGGCGTTAGAAACGATAACAGGATTGAAAATTTACGGGTTGCAACACGAACTCAAAATCAAATGAATTTGAAAAAAAGAGTTGATAACTCATCTGGTTATACGGGTGTTTTCTGGGTAAAAAGAATGAACAGATGGTTTGCACGAATTCAAGTCAATTACAAATCTAAACATATTGGAGTTTTTTTATCAATTGAAGAAGCCATAGCAGCAAGGAAAGATGCTGAACTTAAGTATTTCGGGGAATTTGCAAGGATAAATAAATGACAATGATGATTACATACGTGGTTTACGGAGAGCCAGTAGGCAAAGGGCGGCCTAGGTTCGCAAAGCGTGGAAGCTTTGTATCTACATACACTCCTCAGAAGACAAAGACCTATGAGGATGAAATTAGGATGATGGCTAGAGCTGCAATGGGGTCTAACGAACTCTTGGACACCCCTGTAACAGTGGCAATCTACATCAGAGCGTCTATCCCCACATCATTCTCTAAGCAGAAGCGAAAAGATGCTTTGGAAGGAATACTCAAACCAACAAAGAAGCCAGACATTGACAACATTGCCAAGTGCTTCCTAGACGCAATGAATGGGATTGTCTATCTGGATGACAAACAAGTTGTAAACCTTCACTTGACAAAAGTCTATGCGGAAACACCCGCAGTGGAGATTATGGTTAAGGAAGACTTAGGGTAAGTCCTAATACAAATCTTCAAATAAATAGATACAGTAAAGTTTTTAACAGGAGTAAATCATGGAATCAACATACAAATTTGACACAACCACTGGTGCGGGTAGCGAGATCGTTACTATCGTCTATAACTACGAATATGACGAAGACTCTACTTACAACGAAAACATTGAAGAGATCTGGTTTGAAGGACGCAATGTAATCGGCTTGCTCTCTGATGAGCAATTCAAAGAGTTGGAGATGGAGGCCGCTATGCGCTTCCAACATCACAAGCTAACCTACAAGCAAACAGAAGACTACGTGCCATGATTAAATCCTACGAAGATGAAGAGTTTGAGCGCATTGAGCGACAAAACAAGCCTAAGTCTAGTGGGATGGATTGTTGTACGTACGATTGCAATCAGGGGCGTAACTGCCCTGTCAGGAATAGAACACTGGACGAGGTGGCATCAGAGTTTGACAAGATGAAAGCCTTTGGTGCAACTGCTGAGTCATTTGCCTGTTTCGTAAGAAGTCTCAAGAAATGAGAAAGAAAACGAAGCGCAAGATATGGAATCTGATAGATCCAATCACACACGCGCTGACAGGGGCAGCGATAACTCAACGGGAAAAGCTGAATCAACTCAGGATGCTTGAGTATTCCGCTCTTGACTCAATGACCAAAGGATCAGGCACTGTCACTGATTGGCGAACCTTGGTAGATATCTTAAACCTATCAGAGATGATGGGAAAGAACGGGATTGGTCCAGAGGTACTACCTATTTGCGAAAAGGCACAGGAAAGCCTCCACAAAGCGGCTATGCGCTATCAAGATACCATGAGGATGGGGTTGGATGGGCAAGGAATCAAAGCAATTAGGGATCTGATTGAGTATGCAGATCTCCAACAATCAAGTATTTCTAGGGGTGAGTTTGAGAAATACATCCAGAAAACAAAGAATTACATCAAGTCAAATGGCGAAAAGGTAGTGGAAATTACATGAAAAAAGAACTTTTAATTGGGTGCGGCTCAGATCACAAGAAGAGAATGACCTCAGATAAGACCAGAGAGTGGGACAACCTAACCACGTTGGACTACAACGCTGACCACAATCCTGATGTTGTGTGGGACTTGATGAAGCTTCCGCTGCCATTCCCTGACCAGGAGTTTGACGAGATCCATGCTTACGAGGTTTTAGAGCATCTTGGTCAACAGGGTGACTACAAACTATTCTTTGCCCAATTCTCAGAGTTCTGGAGACTTCTCAAGCCAAACGGACACTTCTTTGCGACTTGTCCATCAAGAACTTCAGTCTGGGCTTATGGTGATCCAAGCCATACAAGAATCATGCAACTGGAGCAATTGGTGTTTTTATCTCAGAACGAGTATAAAAAACAAGTAGGCAAGACCCCAATGTCAGACTTCAGGAACATCTACAAAGCTGACTTTGAAGTTGTCTTTCAAGAAGACGATGGGGAAACCATCAGATTCGTATTACAAAGAATTTGATTCTGTAGCTATAATTCAAGCCATGAAACAACGTGGCGGCTCCAGAAAAGGCGCGGGTCGAAAGAAGATCAGCGAACAAGGTAGGACTATCCGAGCAAGGGTAGCGCCTATCCATGAGCAAGCTTTGACCTTGGCGGGGAATGGTTCTTTGTCAGAAGGCATCAGACGTTTAGCAGAAAAACATTGGAGATTAATTCATGGAGAGCCAGATAGACCCAAGCAAAGCGATTCAGTATTTGATCGATACCGCACCCTTGTACGCAAAAGCGAAAGCGGATCGCCTGTATCTGGAGGAGTTCCGCAAGTCAAAGAAGGCTCAACTGATGAGCCAGGCAGGGACGGAAGTCTTGGGTAAACAAGAAACCTTTGCCTATGCCCATGAAGAGTACATACAAATCCTAGAAGGCATCAGAGCGGCAGTGGAGAGGGAAGAGCGGTTTCGCTGGTTAATGACCGCTGCCCAAAGTAGGGTAGAGGTGTGGAGAACAAACCAGTACTCAGCCAGAATGGAAGTAAGAGCTACACAATGAACAACAAGCTGAACAACAAGGAAAGATTGCATCTTGCCCAAGTCAAGTCTCTTCCGTGTTCAGTTTGCGATGCCTCTGGACCATCCGATGCCCATCATTTTCGGCAAGGTCTTCAGTACACTTGTATAGCCCTTTGTCCAGATTGCCATACCAACTCAGTACTAGGATGGCATGGACAGAAAAGAATGTGGGCAATAAAGAAAATGGACGAGTTGGATGCCCTGAATACAACAATTAAAAGACTTTTGTCAGCGCGGCAAGAAAATTCCGAATTTTGAAAAAGTCAAAACTTTCAAAAACTTTGAACTTCCAAAAATTGGTTAAAACGGGTTTCTAAAAACCAAATGCCACTTTTCTCAAAAACCCCCATTTTTAGGGTTTACCCTTAGTTTTTTGGTAGTGAGCACTTACTTCGGAAAATTACGTTAGTTAGTACTCACTTCGCAAAATCAAAAAACAGCGCATGAGACACAATCTAAAAATGCCACTAGAATGCCATAAAACGCGATATAGGCGGCTTTTTTGCTTAGTGCATAGCGACTATGCTTCAACCCACAAAAAACGATTCTAGGGGCTTTAAATTGATCCGCATGATGTGAGTACTCACTTACAAAACACTCTCAAAAAAACCCGCATATTGCAGCGGGAATTTTTAGGAATGCTTTAAATGCTATCGATTAATAACCAAAATTCCTCGATATAGCAGCATTTTTGAATACTTGGATTGTGCAAAGCATGGCAAAAAATCATACCGCAAGTGACAATATCAACTTCCATGAGGGTTTGATCTTCGGAAGTTATAACCCCAATGTTGCCCGCTTTCATTCCTTCGGTTCCTCAATTTCTAGCCATTCCTCAATTTTTATAGTGCCTTCGCACAATGTATTTCTAAGGCAATCAATGGCTAATTCCGCATGGTATTTGTTGAATTCTGGTGAATTTAAATAGACTTTGAAGGCAATAATTGCCCCAAAAACGGAATTAATGTCATTGATCCCATCATAAACCATGTATTGATTGACAATTTTTGGGTGTTTTGCGGGTGTTTTTACTTTTTTAATAGTCATTTTTTGGCCTTTTTAATGTAATTCGTAAGAGATAACGCTATCCGTCCAGCATTCCCGACAATCTAAGCAAGCCCCGTTTTGTGTCGGTGCTTTGCATGGGGAACCGATAGGGGCTTTTGTATGCACGTTTGAAGCGGTAATTCCTGAAATTCCTTGCAAGCTTGCGGGAATAATTACGGGCTTATCGGGATACATTGCCGACAATCGAATAGTTAAATTTTTAGGCACGGCATTTTTTCCATGCTTTGTAATAAATTCCTTAATTGTCCCGTATTCCCTAGTTGGCAGCCAATGACGGGTTTTTGGTGTTGCATGGCAAACCGATACAATTTTTTCTAGGTGACTAAGCCCCTGAAGGTCCCCGCTATCGTGAAAACGGAAAAAAGGATCTTTGCCAATATGGGCCACCATACCCGATACCCAAAATTCCCCATTGATACTATCTAAGCGGGAAAATTGGGCGGGTTTTATGTTGTTTTCGTACATTTTGTAAAACCCCTTATCGGCATAGCAGGAATTACAAATTGAACCCTTAATTTTTGACATTTTAAAACCCGTTATGCAAGCTTCAGTCGGCAAACTGTAAGACTTACACGGCATTTTTGTTGTTGAAGTAAGGGAACCGCAAACGGAACCCGCTTGCTTTTTTGACATTGGAATGATTGGAATGATTCTCATAATTGACGCCTATTTAAAAAGAAAAAGAAAATTTCAGATTGTGCAACACCCGCAACATGGGGCATCAATACATTTTCCCCGTTTGTTCCGATAGAACGTGGAAGGGCCATGCTCACCAAAAAATGTAATTGTGTCGCTATCGGGTTCGAGAATAGCCTTTTTTGTAGCGGTATCGAATAGGATCCAATCGCCTACATTGATAACCGCATTGGATTGTGAACACCTAGAACGGAATTTTGAGCGCATTTTTTTAAGCATTTTGAACACCTATTGAGTTAAATATTGCCTTCGGAGATATCGCAACACGCGCACCATAGCAAGCGGGTTAAATTGTCATTGTGATTGCTTAGTTCTAGCTCATTCCATGCCCCGTATTCCTTAAGACAAGCGGCAACGATAGCGGGATCTAGCTTTTTAAGTTGACGGGCAATTGACGGGGCTTGCATTAAAGCTTCAACGTCATTGTCACATTGTCCTGGGTGGCTGCAACTTTCCGCTTGCTTTTTGGTTATTTGCAACTCTATACGGCCCAATGATTCGGTCCAATACATAGTGTTCCCCTTATTTAACTAAAACGTCAAAATACGCAAGCATCAATGCCAGCGCAGCAAAAAACAAAACAGTGGCAAAAATTGCCTGATAAATTATGGTTTTCAAGGTTTAGACCTTTCCATGTGTTGATGTAGTCAATTTGAAGGCAATTGATGCCCTCTCAGAACGCGCAAACGATTGACGCATAGCCAACCAGTCAGTCAGTCGCATTGTGTTCGCTACAAAGTCGCAAATTGCCAGTGTTGATGTATTGCCCGTGCATTGGGCATGGTGCGCGGTATAAAGTAAGCCGTTATCGCGGATAGATCTACGAATTGCCTGATAAGTTGATTTTGTCATTGTGTTAACACCTATTTGAGTTGATGAATGAGGGGGCCAAAAATCTACCCTCTCACCTATATAGCATAATAGAATCGTGCCAACTCTCGTAAGTTGTTGATTCCATTGACCCCTCCAAAACCCTATCAGTAGAAACCCTTAGAACATAGGTTTACAGTTTGATTTTGTAGCCACAATTAGAAAAAGAAAAGAAAGGATAAACCCATTCCATGTGCTTCCTTTCATGTAAGGGATAGTAAAAGGATAAGGTAAGACTACATAAGGGGAAAGGATAGATAGACCATTGATAGACCTAGAACTTAGAAACACTAAGAGAAACCTTTTAGACGCTGACAAACAACAACCCTATGCGCTAGTGAGACAAGATGCGAATGCGAATCATTCTCATTTATAAGAACTGTATGGATAGACAGTAGGGTTTACCCTCATAGGGTTTCTACCTAGGTACTTACCCTTAAGGGTTTCTACTACTGTATGGATGAACATTCGGGTTTACCCCCCCCTATCGATAAAAGGAGGGGGCGCTGTGGCGGGGGACATAAACACATATCAGTCTATACATTGGCACATAAACACCTATCGAAACACACTTAAACCAACAGACCCCCACCCACCCCCTATCAGGAATAAAAGAGTCCTCCAAAAAAATTTTTTATAGTTTAGAATTTGTAGACATTAAATCAAGGAGAAGATATGGCGGGATTTCCTATGAGGAGAGCGTTGGAGAAGAAGATAGAGAGTCTTGGGGGGATAGAGTTTGTTACTGCTCACATTAGCCAAGGAATGACCATAGGACGCTTGGCTGAGTTCATAGAGTGTTCTAGACCGATGCTTTCTTTTTGGATCAACCATACTGATGAGCGTAGGGATGCGGTACTTAAAGCTCGTAAGCTAAAGGCTGAGAAGTTAGCGGAAGAGGCTCTAGAGATTGCTGATGATGCTGATGAGACATCCAATAGTGGAGTTAACAAAGCTAGACTCCAAGTAGATACTCGTAAGTGGATGGCCTCTAAGCTAGATCCTGAGAACTATGGAGACACTGCTAAAACCCAAGTGAATATCAGTTTGGGTGATCTACACCTCCAAGCTCTAAAGCACATGGGTAAGGCTGAAGTAGTGACAACATTGGAAAACAATGAATAACCCCTTTATCCAGTTTATTGCTCTTTACAGGACTGACCCTGTTCTGTTCGTTAAAGAGGTCCTAGGAGTAGAGCCTGATGAATGGCAGAAGGACTTTCTGAACGCTGTGGCCTCTGGTGAGCGGAAGATATCTATTCGTTCTGGACACGGAGTGGGTAAGTCAACTACCGCTTCTTGGGCTATGTTATGGTTCTTGTTGACCAGGTATCCTGTGAAGGTGGTGGTCACCGCCCCTACTTCTGCCCAACTTTATGATGCCTTGTTTGCCGAACTCAAGAGGTGGGTTAAAGAACTACCCCCTACGATTCAGGACCTTCTAGATGTTAAACAAGAACGTATTGAGCTAAAGGCCAGTTCTACTGAAGCTTTTATCTCTGCAAGGACAAGTAGAGCTGAACAACCCGAAGCCCTACAAGGTGTCCACTCTGAGAATGTCATGTTGGTAGCGGATGAGGCTTCTGGTGTTCCAGAGGCAGTGTTTGAGGCGGCAGCGGGGTCTATGTCAGGACACAACGCTTTAACGATACTATTAGGCAACCCTGTCAGAAGTTCTGGCTTTTTCTTTGAGACACACAATAGACTAAAAGACGAATGGTGGACAAAGAGAGTCTCTTGTGAAGACTCTGCCCGTGTCAGTCAAGAATACATTGACGACATGAAATCCCGCTATGGCGAAGAATCTAATGCCTATCGGATCAGGGTTCTTGGTGAGTTCCCTAGGAGTGATGATGACACGATTATCCCAATGGAACTACTTGAATCTGCTAAACATAGAGATACAAGAGCGTATGAAGATGCCCCCATTGTCTGGGGATTGGATGTGGCTCGTTTTGGCTCTGACTCGTCAGTTCTGTGTAAGCGTCAATCCAATGTGGTTCATACCCTTGAGAGGTGGAGGAATCTTGATCTAATGCAACTGACGGGTGCGGTGGTGGCCCAGTACGAAGCCTGTGACCACAAGAGTAAACCCGCTGAGATCTTGGTTGACTCTATTGGACTAGGTGCGGGTGTTGTTGACCGACTGATTGAGCTAAAGCTTCCCGCTAGGGGAATTAACGTATCTGAAAGCCCCGCTATGGGTGGGACTTACTTGAACCTGAGAGCGGAGTTGTGGCATAAAGCCAAGGCTTGGCTAGAGAAGAGGGACTGCAAGATCCCTAATAACGAAGATTTAATCGGAGAACTGGCGACTGTCAGGTATACCTTTACCTCTAACGGCAAGATTAAGATTGAGTCCAAAGACGACATTAGAAAACGGGGACTCAAGTCTCCTGACATGGCTGACGCTTTTGTGTTGACATTTGCTTCAGATGCCGCCACCATCTCATGGGGATCAAACAATTCTTGGGGTAAGCCACTTAAAAGGTTGATTCGGGGGCTTGTTTAATTGCCGTTGCCTTTTAGAGCTACCTAATACGTAGCTCTTTTTTTGTTTAACACAATATGGTACTATTGTGCAACCTTTCTGGAGATTTCTATGAAATATGATAATGTTGCCATGAAAATCGCTAAAGTAATGGGTGAGTTTAAAGACAAGAAGCTCAAGTCGTCTTCTGGTCAAAAGGTTAAATCCCGTGACCAAGCTGTTGCCATCGCAATGAGCGAGGCTCGTGCTATGCCTAAACGTGGTGCTAGGACTGCAACCAATCGGAGCAAGAAATGAAATCTGGACTCTATGCCAACATTAATGCCAAACAAGAACGTATCAAGGCTGGCTCTAAAGAGAAGATGAGAAAGCCTGGCACTAAGGGCGCTCCTACCGATAAAGCTTTCAAACAAGCAGCTAAGACTGCTAAGAAAAAATGATTAAGCGTGGCACAGAGCAATTTTCTGGTTACAACAAACCCAAGAAAACTCCTAGCCACCCAAAGAAAAGCCATGCTGTATTGGCTAAATCTGGTGACGAAGTAAAGTTAATTCGCTTTGGTCAACAAGGTGTTTCTGGAAGTCCTGATGGATCTAAAAGAAACGAAGCATTTAAAGCCCGTCATGCTCAGAATATTGCCAAAGGCAAAATGAGTGCCGCATATTGGGCAAACAAAGTAAAGTGGTAACTATGAACTGCCCTATCGCAACTTATGACATCAAGGTTAATCTGAAAGCTCGTAATTGGGCATTC